ATCAAGAAGTCCACGGGCGACGTTATTCAGAGCGGCACGCTGATCCAGCTCGACGGCTACACCGGCGTGCGCAACGGTTCGTTGTCGGCCTACGACATCTACTACCACGACACGCAGAACACCGGGATCGCCCGAACTTCGGGTGGCCTAGCGTACTCGCTGGTGCGTTCGGTGCACCCGGTGACCCTGTACCCCGAAGGGGCCGAGATTGCCGACCCGGCGCCCTTGGCCAGCAACGGCGCCTACTTTCTCGCGGAACGCGTGCTGTTCTCCGGGTTGCGCAGCCGCCTGCACAGCGAGACCGGCACCGGCATCGTCGAAGCCACCCTGCCCACCATGAACACCGGGGGCGTCGGCTACAGCTACAGCCCCGGCCCCGGGGGCGGCACGGTGTTCGTCTCGGCGCTGGATTCCGCCGTGCTGTACGACCACGTCAACCAGGAAATCATCGGCTGGCAGCGCAAGTTCGGTTTCAACGCCGCGCTCCCACCGGTCTATTCGCCGGCGCTCGGGGTGTGGTTCGTGCTCCGGCAGGAAGTCAGCCCGCAGGTCCACCACACCATTTCCATCTATTCCGACGAGCCCGTCCCTACCACGTTGTCGGCGCCGGTGGCGCTGGGCGTCGTGGGCCAAGGCGGTTCGGTCGAGTACCGCACCCGCCTGCTCGGCGCGAGCAGCGAACCCTGTGCCGGCGTGCTGGTGGATTGGTCCTGCACCACGCCGGGCGTGGTGCAGATCGCCCAGTCAACCACCGACGTCGACGGCTACGCCATCACCCGGGTGGCGCTGCCGATTGGCAGCACCGGCCTCAACTTCGACCTGACTGCAGAGGTACTGCTCTGATGCCCATCAAACAGGTTTTTGAGTCGGACGTGGCGGTGTACCCGCTGACCACGCGGGAGGTGCCGCGTACAGGGGTCTACCCTGACGGCCTCGGCGGGGGTATCGCTTACTTCTACTTCAGCCCCGTCGACACCTACCGCATCTACACCATGTACATCGACTTCTTCCGGGGGTTGTTCACGGTCAAGGACCCGAACTACCCCGGCGAGTTTGAGATTCACCTGCTGTGCGCGATGCGCCAGGACCCGTGGCCGAGCTGGAGTGTGCAGACCTTCGTGTGGAACGGGCGTACCGGGGCGTTTAAAGAGATGCGCCAGAACATCACGTCCTTCACTCTCGCTTTCATGTTCTCCGCGCCGGACGGCTCGATCTGGGCCACCAGCCTCTACAACTACGGGTTCTTAAAGGTCAATTCGGTCGACTGGACGATGACGGAACATCCGGTGCTGTTCTCTGATTTGGGAGCCAACATCGGCAGCACGGGCGGCTCTCCCGGGACCAGCGCCATCGCCATCGACCCGGGTCGTGATGTGCTGATCACCCGCATTCAAGGAAACGCCGCTTCGCAGCTGTCGGTCTGCCGCCTGTCCAACGGCGACTGGCTACGCACCATCAACATGGCGGGTCATATCGAATCTATTTTCATCGCTGAGCCACCGATGGCGTATGCCGTGGAAACCAGCGGCAACCTGACCGCCTTCAATTACGAGACAGGGGAAGTGACCGGGGTGCTGCATACCGGGCTGGTCAGCGGGGGCTTCACCTGGTCCAACACGGCGTTCACCTGGGACCCGTTCATGCGCCGGGTGCTGTTCTGCTACAACACCCCCGACATCCTGCCCGATGGTGACTGCACCACCCGGGTCAAGGGCTTCTACCCGATCCCCCTGCCGGTCGGCATGACCCCGCCGATCCCGCTGCGCTATCCGCAGGTCGGCAAAACTGTACAGGTGTTCAATCGGGTGTATGGCGCAGCCGCCGAGGGCATCGTAGGTCAGGAGGTGACCTACACTGTAGGAGATGATTCAGCGGCAACCGTGAGCCCGTCCAGGAAGACGACGGAAAACAACGGAACCGTGTACGTCCAACTTGCCGGGACTATTGCCGGCGCAAATTCCATCACTAGTGAAGTGACGGTGCCCTGATGGTAACGGAATACCCCTACACCCGCTATCCGAGCGAGGACGTTCTGCGCAACGTCCAATTGCTGCATTACCAGGCAGCGACCACGTCATGGGCACAGCTGATCGCCGGCACCGCGACGGCGTACCAGGACCTGAGCCCCTACGCCGACAACATCAACCACAGCGAAAGCAGCCTGACCGTGGGCCTGGTGTTCTACCAGGAACTGTACGGGGTGGCGCAGCCGCGAATCGGCGACCTGATTCAGGTCAAGCTGGACGGCTACCCGCTGTTCAACGGGCAGATCGAGGACCTGTCGAACTACACCGAAACCCGCGGCGAACGGGCCATGGGCCTGACCGTGCGCAGCCGCGACAGCAACCCGCTGTGGCGCTCCACCAGCTGGGTCGGCAACATCTACCCCACCGGCAGCGAACTGGGCATCATCGCCCGCGACATCCTGTTGGCCATCGGCCTGTCTACCTCGGAAATCCGCGGCTCGCTGACGCTCGGGGTCAGCACCGTGCACGGCGACACCCAACTGGCGGACTTGTCCGCATGGGACATGCTGACGCAGATCCTGCAGGTCGCCGGGCAGGAACCGCGGGTGGATGCCCTCGGCAAGTTCAAGCCGATTTCGCGCGACATCGTCCGCGCCCCTGACCTGATCCTGAGCACGGAGCAGCTGCTGAAAATCAGTGGCTCGCGCAACAAGCTGCCGGTGACCAGCGTCGTCCTCAAATGGCTGGACCCGAACCTGAGCCGCAGTGCGCAGCAGGCGCAGGTGCTGGCCCGCGAGAGCATCACCGCCGGGTTCTTCAAGCTCAAGCAGGAGCGCGAGTTGTACTGGTCGGAGGACCGTCGACAGCGCGCCGAAAACACCTGGATGAAAATCACCGCGTCGGTCAACGACGGGTTGCTGCCGGTCGGCGATGAGGACTACGAGCAGAAAAGCGAATTCAGCGGCGAGATCACCGTGACCACCGATGCCTGGGTGCCGACGCTGGCCACCGCGGCGATGGCCGCCATGATGTACGCGGCGACCGAGCCGGACGGCGTGGCGGCCCTCGGGGGTGGTTTCACCATCCCGATCGGGCGGATCTACGAGGCCATCGGGCAGGTGGCATTCTTCCTGATCATCATGAGCCTGGGCACCGGCGTGTATGAAATCTGGGGCGAGCCCTATGACTACGTCCACGAATCGAACACCACCGAAGCCTACAACGACAGCACCCCGGAATGGATGCGCCTCGAAGAGTCGATGGACTCCGACTTCGTCATGAACGAGGGCCACGCCCAGCAGATCGCGGTGCGTGAACTGCTGTACCGCTCCCTCGCCGCCATCAGTTGGAACGTCGAGATCATCGATCACCCGGCCCTTGAGCCCGGCGACATCCTGCAGCTGCCGGACAATTCGCGCCTGTACATCACCGGCTTCAGTCGCGACCTGACTCGCGGCGCGCCGGCCACCCTCTCCGTGAACGGGTTCCGCGTCTGATGGCCGGGTTACTGACGTACCTCATCCGGGGCGAAATCGACCAGTCGATCAGGGAGATCGACGGCACCATCCTGACCCGCCCCACCCTGCTGGTGACTGACGGCCTGGCGCTGACCTACGGCTGCGATGTCGACGTAGGGATCAAGACCCTCGACAGCAACACCGGCGACGAAGTGGTGACGCCACTGCGCAACGTGCCGATCGCGGCCAACAGCCGCAACCTGATCTATTCCGACGCCGGCACCGCCGTGCGCCTGCGCCGCTCAGAGACAGGCCGCTGGGAAGTCATCGGCCTGTCCAAGCGGCGCCCCGGTACCTACAACCGCGTGCCGGTGCACATCCCCGACCCGAGCTTCGGCCCGATCCCCTACGACGTTGGCCCGGCGGCCGAGGTCGGTCTGGTGGCGCGTGCCCTGACCTACGACGAGCTGGCCACCTTTGGTGGTTATGGCGTGGTGCCATATGGCGCCACCGGCATTTTCCGCGACGGCACTTTGATCGAGTTGAGGTAAAGGAATGACTATCACACTGCAGCGCCTCGCGACGACCGGTGAAACGGCTTACATCGCCAAGCACAACGCGAACTACGACACCCTCGAATCCTCGGTCAACACCCTGCAGGGTACGGTCTATACCTTGCAGCAAGCGGCGGGCAGCCCGGGAAACCTGTTCAACATCGGCAAGGCCATGTTCGGCCCGACCACCGTGGCGCTGATCGGCGAGACGTCGTTTGCCAGCAGCACCTCGGGCACCAACCTGACGCTGCAGCCCGGGTTCTTCTGGATCGCCAGCAGCGCGCAGATGTCGTACAAGGCCACCACCACGGTGATTCCGTTCAGTGGCGCGGCGGCCGGCACCTACTACATCCGCATGGGCGTCGACGGCATTCCGTACCGCGACACCAGCAGCGCCGCCGCCCTGTACTCGGTGGTGTGGACCGGCTCGGCGTTCGGCACGGTGACCAAGCTGGCCACCTACGCCCCGGGCTACCAGGATCTGCTCGATCTGCTCAGCAGCAGCTACTCTGGCCTGAGTTATGCCAGCCCGGACAAGCGCATCGAGGCCACGGAAAAGGCCTTCAGCGCCCTGCTGAGCAAGGCGATCACCACCGCCGACGTGACCTTGACCACCGCCGAAGCCATGGAGCAGGGGGTGATTCGCCTGACTGGCACCCCGACCGCCGCGCGCAACTTGATCGTGCCGGCGAAGGCCAAGGTGTACTTCATCGATAATGACACCGCCGGCGCTTTCGCGGTGACGGTGAAGACCGCCGCCGGCACCGGTGTGGCGCTGGCCAGCGGCACCAACGGCGCGCTGTTTTGCGACGGCACCAACGTCGTGTCGATCGCCACCACAGCAGGTGGCGGCGGTGCCGCGGTGTTCACTGACTTGACCGACGTGCCGGCGAGCTATGCCGGGCAGGCGAACAAGGTGGTCAAGGTCAAGGCCGATGAGACCGGCCTTGAGTATTCCACCGCCGCCGCTCCCACAGTATTCACCGGCCTCACCGATGCCCCTGCGAGCTACACCGGGCAAGCCGGCAAGGTGCCGATCGTCAACGTCGGCGAAACCGCACTGGAGTTTGGCGACCCGGTGTCTACCTATCTGGCCCTGACCGACACCCCCGACGATTACGCCGGTCAGGCCTACCGTGTTGTGTCGGT